GCAGAAAAGTTGAAAGATCAGGAACTCTTTTCTCTGACACCTATGCCTGGATGGAAGAAAAAGGAGATGGAGGAAAAGAAACAGGCAGAAGCAAAAGTAGAAGGTGCTCCACCTCCACCACCAGAGAAAAAGAAAAATGCTAAAAAGAAAAAGTAAGAAGACAGAGTCTATGCCTGTAAACTTCAAATATAACGAACTACAAATACTACAGGAACTCGAAGATTATATCGAGTCCACGTATGGTCAACACTACGTTGACGTTGACAAGGACATCCAAATCCAGGATGTCTTTGATTCCATTGGCATCTCAGAGGATTTCGCTCGAGGTTGTGCTATCAAATATCTAATCCGATTTGGAAAAAAGGACGGCAAAAACCCCAAGGATCTACTCAAGGCGATGCATTATCTGGTACTTGTTTACCATTATGCTTTTAAGAAAGGCGATACATTATGAAACTAAGTGACGAGACTATCTCGATTTTGAAAAACTACTCCACCATTAACGAGTCCATCGTTTTTGAAGAAGGCCAACGTCTGCGAACTGTCGCAATTAACAAGTCGATTCTCGCTGAGGCGAAGATCGAAGAAACGATTCCAACTCGTTTTGCAATCTATAATCTCAATCAGTTCATCGGAGCGATGTCAATGTTCGATCGTGCTGATCTTGAGATGAGTGATAAGCAGGTCAAGATGCAGTTTACTGGTACATCCATAAACTACACTTGTGCCGACGAATCTCTCGTTGTCAAACCACCCGAAAAGGAAATACAGTTCCCTGATGCAGAGGTGAACTTCGTGCTTTCTTCAGACAATCTCGAAAAGATTCGTAAAGCATCTGCGACTTTGTCCTTACCAGAAGTCGTATTCATCGGAAACCCAGGTGCTGAGTTTGTTGCGTCTGTTCAAGATCTCAACAATACTTCCTCTTCATCTATGGAGGTCCCTTTGGGAACTCAATCTGATGTGACCTGCAAAATGGTTTATAAAGTTGAGTCTCTCAAATTGATTACGACTGACTACAATGTTTCAATCTCATCCAAGGGTATCGGTCGATTTCTCTCAGGATCTGACAAGTACAAGTACTTCGTCGCGACTGAGGCAACCTCCACATTTGGAGCATAATGGACAAAAACATTCTCTACGTAGAAAAGTATCGACCTCAAACCATTAAAGATTGTATTCTCCCTGAGCATCTGAAGAAGGTGTTCAAGGAGTTTTGTACACAGGGTAAAATGCCAAACCTCCTGCTCTCAGGTGGTGCTGGTATTGGTAAGACAACTGTCGCACGTGCCCTGTGTAATGAACTGCAATATGATGTCATGTTCATTAACTGTTCAGAAGAGAGAGGTATCGATACCCTTCGTACGAAGATGATGGGTTTTTGTTCCACAGTCTCCATGACTGACCAGAGGAAGTGTCTAATCCTAGATGAGGCAGACTATCTTACTCCTGATGCACAGGCAGCACTAAGAGCATTTATTGAGCAGTTTGCTGCTACGTGTTCTTTTGTGATGACGTGCAACTTCAAAAATCGTCTGATCCCACCATTACATAGTCGGACGACTGTTGTTGATTTTAAGATCAGCAACAAAGAGAAGGCAACTCTATGTGCAGGCATGATGCTTCGGGTTTTGGATATCTGTCTTAAGGAGAACATTGAGGTTGAGGATAAGAAAGTCGTCGCTGAGGTAGTGATGAAATACTTCCCAGATTTTCGTCGAACGTTAAATGAAATACAGAGATACTCGATCGGTGGTAGAATCGATACGGGTATTCTCGCCCAAATACAGGAACTAAATACACAGGATTTGATCCCTGCGATGCGTGAACGAAACTTCAAAATCGTTCGCAAGTGGGTATCTGATAACTCTGATGTTGAGATGAGTTCCCTCTATCGTAAACTATATGATGAATTTTATCAGGCACTCGATCCCAGTAGTTCGGCTATCCCTCAGATGGTCTTGCACATGGCAAAGTATCAGTACCAGTCTGCCTTTGTTCCAGACCAAGATCTAAATCTGACTGCCTGTCTGATTGAGGTTATGAGTGACTGCAAATTTAAGGAATAAATGACAGAATATTATGATCACAGTGTGTATGATCTCACTTGTGTTGATTCAAATGGTAATGAAATCTCTATGAATTTTAGTGCTGAAACACTCCCAGAAGTCTGTGGTAAATTTGTTGATTTTCTCAGAGGTGCAGGATTTTCTTATGTATCAGGGATCTCTGTACTCTCAAAAGGAATTGAAACAAATCCTGCTAAATGGCACTATCATTTCGATAATTGGGGTGAATATGAGCATCCTCCAATGGACGATATGATTGATAATATTGCTCAAAAGGTTGCTGATGAGTAAACCATCTCCTTTCAAGATGGTAGGAAATCTGAATGATAAGACAGGTGGACATCTACTTACGGGTGACGAGGGGGAGTTGTACGAACGTGCTTACTCCCCTTTTATTATTAATCGTAGTTTAGGGATGCATGAGGAAACTGTCATACCTGCCAATCAAATGAATATGCATCCAGATATTCCTTCCAGATGGCAGTATGACTTTCTTTACCATGGTCTCCGTTCTAAGAAGAGATGGGGCAAATGGGTAAAAAGAAATACCTCAAAATATCAAGATGCTGTTAAAAAGTTTTTTGGTTACTCAAACGAAAAAGCAAAGGGAGCCATCAAGATATTATCAAAAGATCAATTAGAAGAGATACTCGAATGGTTTAATACGTCTGAGGGTGGAAAACCCTAAATAAGCATAGTGATTATCTCTAATTAAAAATTAGGGATTATATGGAAATAATTGAGTCATTTGTCGAGATAAGACTCAAACACCCTGACGATTTTTTGAAGATTCGAGAAACTCTTAGTCGTATTGGCATTGCATCCAAACGTGAAAAGAAGTTGTACCAATCTTGCCACATTCTTCATAAACAGGGTAAATATTATCTCGTCCATTTTAAAGAATTATTTAAGTTGGACGGCAAACCATCAGACTTCTATGAGAGCGAGACAGACATGGCGAGGAGAAATTCCATCGCTAATCTCATTTCTCAATGGGGTCTATGCGAGTTGGTTGACCCGTCAAAATCTGAGAGTCCAACGACTCCAGTAAATACATTGAAAATCCTATCGTACAAAGAAAAGAACGATTGGATACTGGAAACCAAGTATAACGTGGGTAACAGTGAATAAATTATGAATAGTATTACATTAGGCAGGGCCACTGCCACTTTGAGTGTTTATACGGTACATCCATTGTCCATTCTTCCACACTATAGCACTGAGGAAGCATCTTGCTTTGATCTACATGCTTGCTGGACTGAGGGGCAATCGATAAAAACATACAATGGTTTTTCTGAAGATACAGAAGGAAAAATTATTACTGCTAGTGAGGTGATTACGTTACCTCCACAGAGCAGAGCATTAATACCGACTGGGTTGATTTTTGATATCCCAGAGGGATTTTCCATTAGAATACATCCGAGATCAGGCAAGGCAATCAAAGAAGGATTGTCATTAATAAACTGTACGGGAGTTATTGACAGCGATTACGTTTTGGAATGTTTGGTGCCTGTTGTGAATTTATCACAACGAGATTTAACAATTAAGTGGAGCGAACGAATCGCCCAAGGTGAATTACGCCAGGATGGCCCGAAAGTTGTTTTTGAGAAAATGCCACATCCTCCTATTTCTAAGTCTGATCGTACTGGTGGGTTCGGTAGTACTGGGGTGTAATACAAGAGGACATCGCTCCTACTGGGAGTGTAAATCTTGTGCTAATCCAGACATCTGTTACCCTGCCATACACAATCAAACTTGTAGTTGTGGAAGGTGTAGGTAAATGAATGATGAAGATCTTATTAACACGCGAATATTAATTTTCTTTATAGTGATGATATGTTTAGGACTAGTACTATGGATCCTGAGTTAACTCCAGGGCAACGATTGAGTATTTTGCTTGGCTTATGTTCAGTACTCTTTTTACTTTTAATGGACGCAGGAGCATTTGGTGCCTGCTAAAGGAACGAAACTATCTGCTGAGAGCAGAAGAAAAATATCAGAGACACGCAAGAAAAAGGGTATCAAACCTTGGAATGCTGGTCTAAGAGGCAAGTCTGGTCAGGTTGCTTGGAACAAAGGATTACCCCCTGAGCAACAACCAGCATACGGTTATAAGCATACTGACGACCATAGAATGTGGATGTCAGATTGGAACATCAAACGAATGAAGGACGGCACTCATAACTGGAATCAACCATGGGATGAATATGCTCGAGACTGTCATATGGAAGAATGGGAAGATGGTGTCATGATGAGTCCCGAGATGCTGGAGCACTTCCGAAATGCTATGAACAAGGAATAAAATGGCTTATAGCGAGAAAGTGGTGGACCACTTTGAGAATCCTAGAAACGTGGGGAGTCTAGATAAAGATGACCCTGATGTCGGCACTGCATTGGTGGGCGAACCTGCCTGCGGTGATGTAATGAAACTTCAAATCAAGGTTAATGATGAAGGAATCATTGAGGACGCAAAGTTCCGTACTTTTGGGTGCGGTTCTGCTATCGCTAGCAGTTCCCTTGCTACTGATTGGATTATTAATAGAACTGTTGATGAGGCGACGGAACTCAGCAACGTGGAGATTGTTGACGAATTGTCGTTGCCACCTGTTAAGATTCATTGCAGTGTACTCGCAGAGACAGCAATCAAACAAGCGATCGACGATTATCGTCGTAAACAAGAAGGACAACCATGAAGAAGGAAAATAAGGGTGGGGAGCAAAGGAAAAATGCTCCCCATTGCCTCTGACCAAAACCATTAACTAAGGAAGAACTCGAAGAGGCAATACGTCTCTGGGAATTACGAGGAGGAATGTGAAGTCTTTTAAAACATTTAATCTTTCTGAATTATTTGATAAACCTCTTACCTTTAGAGTTGAGTTGGATAAAAATGATGGAGATGTAAAAGAAGATGGTGTTGCATATAGATTTAAATCTAAAAAAGATAGTTATCTTGTAACTTATTATCCAGCACCTACTGCTAAATATGATAATGAAAAGAAAGATTGGAGTTCTGTCGAATGGGTTTTTTCAAGTAAAAAGTTAGGAGTTGCTCAGGCAGATTGGGAGGATGTTGATCCTAAAGAATCTTTAATGGTGTTTTCTACTGTAAATGCAACATTTGATGATTATATGAAACGAAGACCCAATACAAAAGAAATATACTCCGAAGCAGAAAAAGGATACATCACCAAAGATGACTCAAGAGCACAGTTGTATGGTTTGTTGATGAAGAGATTAGCAAAGAGACATAAATTTAAACTAAAAACAAATAGTGGACCTACAGGAACAAAATTTAGGTTACAAAGGGGGTAGGAAATGAAAACATATAATCAATTCATGGAAGGTACATGGGCACTTCCAGGCAATGATAAAAAGCAGAAAGAACTCATAGCACTTTTCAAAAAACCCATCCCTGCTAAAACAGCAAATCAAAAAATCTATGATCTTATAGGTTCTGATAGTCTTGGTGACTTAATCGACCAGGTCGCTCGTGAGGATGGTTCGAACACAGATGTCAGAGGATCGATCAAAGGATGGCTTGAGAGTAATATAAAACTACTGAAAGCAAATGGTATTAATCCTGCTTTCATTAAAAAGTTGGGAGTCTGATGAAAACATATCAACAGCTAAAAGAACTCAAAATGAAGAACTCCGACAAGGCGATGAAGTTGGAGCAAGAGATTCAAAAACTAAGGACTGCTCTGATGAAAAAGGAACAGGAGTTAGCCAGATTGATGACGGAATCTATCCAAGATGCAAAAAAGCAGAAAGACAGAAAGAAAAAAGCACGTTCCGTAAAGGCAAACTTCGGAGTACGAGGATGAAAACTGTTCTCCAGATGCTTGAGAATCGTATGAAGGATGCACGTACAGACAAGTACGTTGCTGACGAGATTATGAAAAGGAAACTTGCCAAGAATCTGGTCAATGCCACAGACGATAAGAAAATGCTCAAAGGTAAACCTGCATTCATTTTTCCCCACCATACAGGTAGTACTAAGATACATGTTTACCTTAGAAAAATGAGTCCACGGGTGAGTGCTTATAACTACGATGTTAAATTTTAATCTTGGACTACATACTTACTGGCGTGATTACTTAGCACTGGTTTATATTTCTATATGCCTCTTTGATTTTGTAGTTGGAGCAACTTGGTGGAACCTTTCCATCCAAAGCATGTTTTTAGAATGCGTAACCCGTGAAGATCAAGCAACTTGCTTCAATAACCTTCCACCTCCTTGGCAACCATATACACTAAACAATGGTGGAATGTTCCACATCGCTATGGGTGCCATCTTAGGAGCATCAGCATGGAAACGTCATGAAGAGAAGAAGAACGACAAATTAGAAGAATAACTTGACATTTTTAAAAAATCAGGTATAATATGTTTAAAAGGAATTACTTCCTTCCTGAAGATTATATAAGTGCTAATGAGTTTTCAAAATAAGTACAAGCTATGAAAACACAATCAGAATACAACCCTAAATACATATTGAAATGCGATGCTGGCGAGTACGCCACAGATAGCATTTTACATCTCGTGTGGGAAATTTTTACCCACCGACTCGGACACTTTCTAAGAGGAGAAGGTTTTCGAGATTAACTGAGTCGCCGAAAGGGACTCTTATTATTAACACTGCCTATAAGGAGTGACTATGTATACTCACCGCAAAACTTGGACTACCGAATTCCCTCAGGACTTCAACAAAGCATTGAACAATGCTGTTGGATTTGATAATATGATTCAGAGACTCTTCGAGGTTTCTGATACTATTGCTGGGAAAGGTAACCAAAACTACCCACCCTATAATTTGTTGAGAGAAGGGGAAACCTATACTCTCGAAATGGCTCTGGCTGGATTCCATCAGGATCAGTTAGAGGTTAAGTTTGAAGAAGGAGTCCTGACAGTTGGGACTACTAAGGGATGGGAACAAGACCTCGATGAGGATAAGTACATCCATCGTGGCATTGCGGCACGTACGTTTACCCGCAAGTTTACCCTATCTGACGATGTTGTCGTGAAGGGAGCAGACTTCAAGAATGGTCTGCTGATTATTACTATGGAGCGCATCGTGCCTGATGAAAAGAAGGCAAGAACTATTCCGATAGGGGGATCGAACTCAAAAGGAAAAAAGGTTTTTCTTTCTGAAGAGACCAAGTAATCATGTGGGGAGGGCAACCTCCCCTCTTATAAGGAAATCATGCGCATTAGTCCTAATTTTACATTAAACGAACTGACAAAATCGAGTACGGCGATGAGACTCGATATTGACAATACACCTTCAATGGAGCATCTTGTTGCTATGACGGCACTCGTACATAAGATTGCTCAACCCATTCGTGATGAGTTCGGTGTAGTGACAGTTAATTCATGCTATAGAAGTCCTGATCTAAACAAAGCAGTAAAAGGTTCTAGCAAGTCTCAGCACTGTAAAGGTCAAGCGATTGATTTGGAAGTTATGAGAACTCCAAATGACGAGCTAGCAGCATGGATCTATCACAACCTTGAATTTGACCAACTCATTCTTGAGTATTTTGATCCCAAAGCAGGTGATCCAAATATGGGTTGGGTTCATGTGTCATACAATCATCAGGCATCTGAGCAACGAAAAAACTCCATGGTTATTAACAAAAATAGCAATGGATATCAACCATGGGAACCAAACTAAAAGAAATAGAAATCATTATTTTGAGAAGATTTGACTTGACATTTTGCCGTATTCGTGGTATAATTAACAAGAGAATAGAAAAACTGAAAGAGGAACAACGTATCGAAGAATAATGGATTTTTATACATCAGTCTCAAAACAAGCTAACGACATTTGTGTTCGTGGATACAAGAATGGTAAACGTGTCCGTAATCGAATCAAAAATTATGAACCCACCTTATTTGTCGTTGATTCAACTGGGGAATCTGAATGGCGCACCTTCGACGGAAAGTGCGTCGCTCCCATCCAAGTCGGTAATACTACCGAGCTACATCGCTGGAAAGAAAAATACAAAGAAATCGAAAACTTCCCTATCTACGGATATGAGAGGTATGCTCAACAGTGGATAACTGAAAACTTTCCTGCTGAGATTGAGTTTGATTACAGTCTCTTTCGAGTCGCCTTTATTGATATTGAGGTTTCGTCCGAAGAAGGTTTTCCAAGTCCTGATGAGGCGAACTATCCTGTGACTGCCATAACTCTTTGGCTCCAAGGTAAGTATTATATCTGGGCGACTCAACCTTGGGAAAACAAAAAAGGTCTTGATGTCGAGTTCCATCTGATCGAAGACGAGAAAACCTTGCTCGACGATTTTATGATGAGATGGTCACAACTTGATATTGATATCGTAACTGGATGGAACGTACGATTCTTTGACCTTCCTTATATTTTCAATCGCAACGAAAAACTGCTTGGTTCTGATGTTAATCGAAGATTCTCTCCTTGGGGCACTGCTCGAATGCGAGAGACTTTTGGCTCTACGGGCAAAAAGCAAAACTATGTTGATGTACTCGGAATCGCTACACTTGATTACATCGAGTTGTACAAGAAGTTTACCTACGTAAACCGAGAATCCTATCGACTCGACTACATTGCCAATGTCGAACTGGGTACGGGTAAACTTTCTTTTGAGGAGTACGGCAGTCTTCATACTCTCTGGAAGCACGACTATCAGAAATACCTTGACTACAATATACAAGACGTAGACTTGGTAGTCCAGTTAGAGGAAAAGATGAAACTTATTGAGACTGCCATAACTCTGACTATTTCAATGAAGTCTATCCCAGATGCTTGTTTCACACAGGTACAAATGTGGGATAACAAAATCTACGATGTGCTTTGGAGACAGAAGGTTGTAGTTCCCCCAAGGAAAGATGTAGAGAATCGTGAGTCTGTTGAAGGTGCTTTTGTTAAAGATGTTCATCCTGGAATGTATAACTGGGTAATGTCTTTTGACTTGAACAGTCTGTATCCTCATTTGATTATGCAGTACAATGTTTCTCCTGAGACTTTCAGGGGTGTGGATACAACTCCTGGTGTACAAGCATTTCTTGATAAAACTGCTGAGATCCCGACAGACTGTACCATGACTCCTAATGGTGCAAAGTTCAATACAGATGCCCAAGGATTCTTGCCTAAACTGATGCAACAGTTTTACGATGACAGGAAACAGTTCAAAAAACAGATGCTTAAGCATGAGCAGGAAATGGTAAATACTTCTGATCCTGTTGAGAAACTGCGTCTGAGCAAACTTGTATCCAGTCTGAATAATCTACAGATGGCTCGTAAGATTTCACTAAACTCTGCATACGGTGCTCTAGGTAATATTCACTTCAGATGGTACAATCGAAACCTTGCTGAAGCGATTACTCTTGCTGGTCAACTTTCCATCAAAACTGCAGAGAAGGCAGTTAATGATTGGATGAATAAACTATTCAAAACAGATAAAGATTATGTTATTGCAGCAGATACAGATTCGTTGTATGTTAATATGGAGGATATGGTTAATGATAGGTTCAAGGATTTACCATTCGATCCTATGGAAACTGCAGTGGTGGAGTTCCTTGACAAGGTTGGCGATGGCCCACTACAAGATGTTATTGACGAATCGTATAACGATCTGGCTAAATACACGAATGCGTTCGAGCAGAAAATGTTTATGAAGAGGGAAGGTATTTCCTCTAAGGGTATTTGGACTGCCAAGAAACATTACATTCTCAACGTCTGGAATAATGAAGGTGTACAGTATTCGAAACCTAAACTGAAAATGATGGGTATCGATGCTGTCAAATCCTCGACTCCTTCTGCTTGTAGAGATAATCTAAAAGAATCGTTCAACATTATTATGAACAAATCCGAAGATCATCTTCAGGTATTCGTTAGTAAGTTTAAGGAGAAGTTCCACGGACTCCCTATTGAAGATGTCTGCTTCCCAAGATCAGTGAAGGGTCTAAGTAAGTACGGTGATCGGAATGAGATTTACAAACAGGGTACTCCGATTCATGTCAGAGGTTCTTTGCTATACAATAATCAGTTATCTAAGCATCAACTCACCCAAAAATATGCTAAGATACAAGAGGGTGAAAAGATAAAGTTCGTTTATCTCAAGATGCCGAATCCTATCCGTGAAAATGTGATTGCCATGGTTGATGGATTGCCACCTGAGTTTGGGCTGAATGAATATGTCGATCGTGACATGATGTTTGATAAAACTTTTAGGATGCCTTTAAATGATATTGTTGAAAAGATTGGCTGGTCTCTTGAAAAGAGGAATACCATCGAGGACTTCTTCGGATAAGAAAAACTTGACAGGCATCAATATTCGTGGTATAATTGTGACTGTTCAAAATCCGAAAGACCCAAACATGGTATATAAGCATACATGTAGAACTTGGGATGAAATGTATGCGTTTTTTAATCTCTCGTCTTACAACTGGCGAGTTATAGAAATAAGGAAATTGTAATGGATTATTTTGATTCCCTCGTGAAGGAAACTAAAAATGAATATGCAGGAAAAGTTGCAGAAGGTGTTTCTGCAGGCGATGTTACCGATTTTATTGATAGTGGCAGTTATGTACTTAATGCTCTCGTATCTGGTTCCATCTTTGGTGGATTCCCGTCGAATAAAATCACTGCTATTGCTGGTGAACAAGCCACTGGAAAAACTTTTTTCTTACTGGGAATGGTTCGTTCCTTCCTTGACAGCAATCCAACTGGTGGGGTTTTATATTTTGAGAGCGAATCAGCACTAAGTAAGGAAATGGTTGAAAGTCGAGGCATCGACTCTAAGCGTATGTATATCATGCCCGTGACTACGATACAGGAGTTTCGTTCACAGGCACTAAAGGTCATTGAGACCCACTTGAAAACTCCTGAGAAAGATCGTCCTCCTTTGGTTATGTGCCTTGACAGTCTTGGCAACTTGTCAACTGAAAAAGAGGTGAATGATATGCAGGAGGGTAAAGATACTCGGGACATGACTCGTGCCCAACTTATACGAGGTGCGTTTCGTGTCCTGACTCTTAAGGCAGGACAGGCAAATATTCCGATCTTTATTACGAATCATACTTTTGATGTTATTGGTTCTTATGTTCCGATGAAAGATATGGGTGGTGGTGCTGGTCTCAAGTATGCCGCATCGAATATTATTTTTCTCGGCAAAAAGAAAATCAAAGATGGGACGGAAGTCATTGGCAATATCGTCAAGGCAAAGAACTACAAGTCTCGTTTAACCAAAGAAAATAAGCAGGTAGAAGTTGCAGTCAGATACGATTCTGGTCTTGATCGCCATTATGGTCTTTTGGACCTTGCCTTGCGGTATAATATTTTTTCTGCTGTTTCGACACGAGTCGAGTTACCTGACGGATCAAAACAGTTTGGAAAAACTATTAACGAAAATCCAGAAAAGTTTTTCACGCAAGAAATCTTAGAACAAATAGATGAGGGTGCTAAGAAGGATTTCTTATATTCATCAACAGATCCAATGCCCGAGGAGGAAGATGGCGAGTCACAGACCGAGTCCACCAGCACCATTTCCTAATTGGCCCAAAACAGAGGAGAATGAGGTGCAGGATGAACTAGCAGGACAACAAGGAATGGCCCAGGCACAAGTTACCTGGGCATGGTGTATGAACCCTTTTGATGAAACTGATGAACATCATTGCATAGACATTCGACACCCTAAATACAATGGTACAATAATCAGACTAAACCAAGTGGGAGTCATAGGAGATGATCCCCACCCCGAAACTGGTGAAGTGCATCCAAGGGCAGGTCGTCT